CGACGACATTGCCGACCAGGCTGTCTACCGCCGCCGCGACCCACGGGTTGTTGCGCGCATACCACCCGGCCCGCCGCGCCGCCGTGGTCGCGCCCGCCAGGATCGCCGCGTTCAGCCCGTCGACCGTCCGCGCTCCCTCCCAACGCCGCCCGCCACCCGCAGCGTCGAAGCCGCGAGCCCGCGCGAGGCCGAGAAGGCGATGGAGGAAGGTCCGCATGGGCGGCAGAATCGCCCGAAACGGACCCTCAAGCTATTGGGAATGTTTTGGAGTCTTTGATGGCGCCCGCATTTTCACTGTTGGTAAGCGCAACTCCGTTGCTCTCATCGAACCCGATACTCTCGAATCCGGGTATGGTCGATGAGCAGGTGCATCGTGGTCAGCGTGAACACTTTTCCGTCGGTTGCTTGGAGCAAACGACGCATATCTTCCCGGCGCACCTTGAAGCCACGCCCGGCGATACAGGCGATCACATCGTAGTCCTTGCTTTCGGCGTCTCGCAGTGTGCGCAGACGCTGCACACGGGACACTTTGTCCCGCGCCGTCCCGTCATCCTCGGTCAGCTTCGCCTCGATGAGTGCCACCGGCGTGAACTCGTCCGGAATGATGAAATCGGGGGCCTGATCGAAGCCTGGAATGCGCTCCGCGCGCTTCGTTTCGCGGAAGCTGATCTTGGCGTCCGAGAGAACGTTCTTTACCGCTACCTCGACCACTTCGCCGACCAGTTCACTCACGGAGTCGCGATGGGTGGCATAGGGCCTCCCGAGGAATCGCTCGTAGAGCAGGACGGGGTAGGGGGCGCCCAAGTCAGCGATGCTTTGCAGGCTCGGCTGTCCCCTTGCAGTGTCGGCCTTGTCAAGACGATGTACGATTCCCGGTGAGACGACGCCCGCACCTTGATGGATAGTGCGCACGCCCGCTTCAATCATGGCGCGGATGCGCGTGGCCGTGACGCCGTTACCCTCGTTCACGGCGCCGATTGGGTTCATGCGGAATTTTCGGTCAATCGACCTGGCCGCTCCCTGATCCACAGTCACCCCGACCATCTCAGTCGTGACGTAGGCCCATTCAGGTGGGGAAAAGCCGAGGATGCAGCGAAACACGATGAAGGCTATGGGAACTTCGCGAACAGCGGCGAGGACATTCTCCGGCGTGAGGGCTGCGAAGGCATCGGTTCGGCGCTTGAGCGCCTGATAGCCCTTTTCGAAGGTCGGATAGTCGATGAACCCTTCGCCCTTTGGCATCTCAAGGAAGCTCGAAGTGAGCTCACCAAACACTTCGTCGACCAGCGGTTCCCAGGCGATGCCAGGATCTTCGTAATCGATATCAAAACGCAACGGCATCGCGGGTCCTCTTCAGTTTGGTCGCCGCCGAAAAGAGCGGCCCTGCGGGCGCGTCCGTGGCCGGGGCAGTCTTGAGCTTGGCGAGCAATTCTTCGGGATTGGAAAGGGCGCGTACCGCATCCGCAAACCGCTCAAGCTTGTCCTTCGTGGGCAGCGTTGGATCCCACTCCCTCCTAAGGTTCCAGATCGCCATGCGCGTTAGGTGACCAAAAATAATGCAACGCGTGTCGCCGGTTGTCGGCTTGCGGCCCGCCTCGGTCAGTTGAGCAAGGTCGTGGGCGAGAATGGGCATAAGTTCGTCGGCAGATGCGAATAGCCATTCACGCGGCGTCTGCCCGGTATCGCGGCAGACAAAGACGGTATCAATGATGGAAGAAGCGGTGCCATGGATGTGGATAGACCCGCCCATCTCGGCAGGGCAAGGGAGGGAGGCTGAGCAGGTCAGCCCGGCGTCGAGAATAGCCACGCCGATGGCATAGTACGCATCGATCTTATTGTGATGGTAAGTGAAGGCGAGCGGCGCGCCCGGTTTGAGAGCATCCGCCATGTGTCGGTACACGCGCGCCAAGCCCTCCGTGAAGTGTTCAAGGCCGCGCGATTTGGTGACGTTGCCAGTCAGTTCTTCCTCGGTGCGGGTCGATGGTCGCCAGAAGCCTTCTGATTCATCACCGGCGAGTCGTCGCAGCCAGACATAGCAAAAGTCCATTAGCTCGCCGTATTGAACGTTTCCGAAATAAGGCGGATCGGTGAAAACCGCATCGAGGCTGTTGGGTTCGAGTTCGATGGACGTGGCGTCGGCGCAATGAATGACTACGTCGCGGGGTCGGCTCCCGTTTAGTCTTTCACCGATCCACTCGCCCTGAACAGGGATTTGGACGTTTCGCGATCCCTGGCGCTGAACCTCGAAGGGTGCATCACAGTAGCGTTTGGCCTTTGCGTATTTGTCGATGATGTTCGTCCAGCCACCGGAGCCGACATTTGTGCTGTTGCCGTTGACGATCCCTAGGAGGTTGGACTCGCATTGCACATGGCCGACGGGAAAACCGTGCACTGAAAAGATGTCCAGAGATTTCAGCGCCCACGTGTCGTAGCGGCACAGAAGGTTCTGATAGCGAAGGAGGTCGGAGAGGTTCGTCGCCAACGCATGGCGCACGCGCTCATCGTTTATTTCCGAAATCAGCCGGCAACTAAGTTCAAGCCCGAGTAGCTGCCGGGCGCTGAACATCTGCCGGTAGTGGCTGTAACCCCAGCGATGCAGCCGATCTGTTTCATCACCCGACAGGATCTCCTGGTCTGGAACGAAGCGGGCCTCCGCCTCCTGCAAGCGCCGTTCGGCCTCAGCCACGCGCGCCAGATCCTTCGTATCCGGTTTCTTGAAGAAGCGCCCCTTGTGTTGCGCCTTGCGGTACGGGTTGTAGTACTCCATCGCGAACGGGCGATGCCGCAGCGGACCCTCACCGGGTCGCGGGTACACGTTCTCATGTCCACAGTGAGAACAGGCACACCGGCCCCGCCCCGCTGGACCTTCGGTGCGCAGATCGGCGTTGCAGCTATGACATGCGCCCGGTACCGACCTATCTTCGACCTCATTGAGATCTCCGCAGGTCGGACACACCAGCACATTCTTGGGATGACGCGAGTCCTCGGCGACAAGATACCCCGGAAAGAGGTCGACGTCCTTTCCGCATTCCGCGCAGTCGATCACCTTTACCCAAAGGAAGTACTTCACCGGCACGTCGGCGTCGCCATAGTGCGGGCAATCCGTCAAATAGAGGTGCCCAACCTCGCGCCGCAAAGCCGCGAGAAGGTTTTCGGACGCCGTCTTATAGGCATTGAGGTCTAGGTGCTTAATTTCCTCTCGAACAATCCACGCAGCCATCGGATTGATATCGAAGCCAGTCACATCGCATCCGACACGATTTGCTTCAATCAATGGAGTGCCGCCGCCCATAAAGGGATCAGCTACTTTCCGGCCGGGAAAATCGTTGGACGTAAAGTAGAGGTCGGAGAGCGGTGCGTCGCCGAACTCGGCGAGAGTCAGCGCCCGGAATAGGCTACCTGGCCTCCTTGCGAACCATTTGTGGACGGCAATGATGGGTCGATAGTTTTGCTGAATCTGCTTCTCGCGTAATGCCATCTCGGCCACGAACGGCACATCAAACCTGGTTTCGATGCTCACTGCTCAGCCCCTTTTCGGTTATTTTCTTTTTCTTGGCTGTCTGGCGTGACTCCATGCGCGCTGACATACGCACGCATGAACTCTCGGATCACCTGCGCTGCTGGCTTGTCTTGAGCTTTGCAGGTGCTGAGGAATTGGTCCCGCAGTTCGCGTTGAACCCTTATGCGCAGTCCTGTGTCCTTGTTCATGCGGTATGTGTAACCAATGGATACACGAATGAACAGACCGAAAACATCTTCGTTCGACATAGCGTCTGGCAGACAAGGTCGAGCTGGTCACCCTCACCGCATCCAGGCCGACCGGATAACGCTCTTCGGCTCGCGCGCTGGCGCCGTAGCTTGGCCAGCCACCCCCTCCATCTCCTCGTTCAGCCTGAGCCCCATGCTGATCAGGCCATGCAGGGCGGCGTGGGCGTAGACGAAGGTGTCGAGGGCCTCGTTGCGTTCACCGTCGCGCTTGGGTTGCCAGGAGCGGATCGGGCGTCCCCGCTCGAAGCGGGTGACGACGCGCTCGGCGGTCAGCTGGCGGAAGTAGTCCGCGTCGAGGCGACGGGGGAAGTGGATCGCGCCGGGGCCGGGCTCGGTCAGGCGCAGGCGGGCGTAGACCGCGTCCTTCACCGCGTCCACGCCGACGATGAAGAGCGGGATCTTGCCCTTGTTCGTGCGCGTCGGGCGT